TCGAACGCGGTGAATTCGAAGCGATCCCCGATCTTGATGTCAATCAATCCGACCCGCGGTCACACGCTGAAAAGATGCTGGTGAAGATCGAAAGCATATTGGAGGGCAAGGCCGACCGCGATGTCAGTTCATATTCTATCGCTGGGCGTTCTTTGAACACTTACACATTCGAAGAATTGACCACGTTCCGCGACTATTACCGTCGGGAAGTGATGAAGCATCGACGCGAAGAATTGATCAAACGCGGAAAAGCAAGTTCGAACACGATTAAAGTAAGGTTTGGCTAAATGGGCATTTTAGACATATTCAAACGCACAAAGGCAAAACCACGTCGTCGGAACTATGCCGCAGCAAATACCGGACGGTTGTTCGCTGACTTTGCGGGATCGAACCGCAGCGCGGACAGTGAAGTTCGCTGGGCATTGCGCCAAGTTCGCAATCGATCACGCGATTTGGAACGGAATAACGAATATTTCCGCCGATATTTGCAGTTGTTGCGGGTGAATGTTGTCGGTGAAGGCGGTTTCAAACTGCAATTGAAGGGTCGAAACCCAGATGGATCGCTTGATCGTGCCGGAAATAACATCATCGAAGGCGCATGGAATGAATTTTCGCGCATGGGTGGACCGACTGTCGACGGCAAAATGTCGATGGTTGATGCTTTAAATCACGTTATCACTGGCGTTGCGCGTGATGGTGAAGTGTTTGCGCTGATCGTAAAGGGTCAGTTTTTGCGTCATGGGATCGCTTTGCAGTTTATCGAACCTGACCGCATCGATGAAGAAAAGAACGAAAAGTTGCCGAACGGGAATGATGTCAGAATGGGCGTCGAATTGGACGCGGTGACACGTCGTCCGGTCGCTTATCACATGCTGACATATCACACCGGCGATTATGACTATACAACATTTTCGAAGGCGGAAAAATATCGTCGAATTCCAGCCGACCAGATGATGCACATCTATCGTCCCGAACGCGCTGGTCAAACGCGCGGGATGCCATGGTCGTCGGCGGCCATCACGTCTTTGAAAATGCTTCACGGTTATCGTGAAGCCGAATTGATTGCAGCAAGAACCGGCGCGGCGAAGATGGGTTTCTTCACTTCACCCGCTGGCGATGGGTTCACCGCCGACGGGTTTGATGATGCGGACAATTCTGTTCCGATCTATGACGCGGAAGCGGGAACCTTCCACCAGCTTCCCGCCGGTGTCGACTTCAAGGCGTTTGATCCCTCCCACCCTACAAGCGCATTTGCCGACTTCGAAAAATCCATCCTTCGCGGGATAGCTGGTGGATTGGGGGTTTCTTACACATCTTTGGCGAACGATCTTGAAGGAACAAGTTATTCATCCATTCGCCAAGGCGCACTTGAAGAACGTGATTTTTATCGGACACTTCACCGGTTTGTGATCGATCACTTTGTCGATCCGCTTTTCCGCACATGGTTCGATCATGTGATGGACAACAACTTCATCCCGATCAGTGGTCAAGGAAAGTTCGAAAAGTTCACGAACGGAATGATGTGGCGCGGCCGTGGTTTCCAGTGGGTCGATCCTCTGAAGGAAATGAACGCGGCGGTTGTTGGGTTGCAAAACGGCATTCTTTCACACACTGACATTGCGGCGAACTACGGTCGGGACGCCGAAGAAACGTTTGCACAGATCGAACGCGACAAGGAAATGGCCGAACAATTTGGACTGAAAACTGCATATGAACCTTTCGGTGATAAGGTTCCCGCGCAACCTATGGTTCAGCCTGGGAATGAAGAAATTCAACCATTGGGTGAAGAATAATGTCGTATAAACCCACCAAATCGATGAAAGATGCGGCCGCGCGTGGTCTTCGATGGCGTGAAGAATACGGTCGCGGCGGGACTGATGTCGGTGTTGCACGGGCGCGTGACATTGTGAACGGAAAGAATTTAAGTGAAAGCACCGTCAAGCGGATGTTTTCGTTCTTTAGTCGTCACAAAGTCAACAATGACAAACACTATTCGGCGAAGGAAAGTGACGGCGGACCGACTGCGCATCGGATCGCGTGGGACTTGTGGGGCGGCTCCAGTGGATACACTTGGTCGAAGAATATTGTCGAAAAATTGGACGCTGATGGCGGTGAAAGGTCGGACACTATGCAAAGTGATGAAAAATCTGATATTATGCCCGAAGAAAGGGTTGAAGACATGACAGTTGAAATTGAAGGAATTGATCCGGACGCCAAACTTTTAGACGAAGTACGCGCAGAACCAGACGAATTGAGCGTTGGCGATTGGGTCAGTTGGAATTCCAGCGGCGGCGAAGCATATGGACAGATTGAAAGCATCGAACGCGATGGCACAATTGACGTTCCTGATGCGGACGTGACCGTTTCGGGTGACGAAGATGATCCGGCGGCCTTGATCGAAGTATATCGCGAAGGTGAAGACGGATGGGAAGCATCCGGCGTCATGGTTGCGCACAAGTTTTCGACGCTGACCAAAGAAGCGCGTCGGGGATATAAAGAAGAAAAAGCCGAACTGGTCCAAGTGGACCGCTTCGACCGCGAAAAAATGGACTTTCGCGCGATGGCCGAAGTCGAAAGCGCAATTGATGAAGAAAAACGCACCGCAAACATGGTTGTTTCGACTGAAGAACCAGTTGAGCGCAGTTTCGGCGCGGAAATACTAGATCACAGTCCAGAAAGCATTGATCTTTCGTTCGCTAAGTCCGGACGGATGCCATTCCTTTTGGATCACGACCCAAAACAGCAAATTGGTGTCGTCGAAGATGTTCGCCTTGATGGTTTGTCGCGTAAGTTACGCGCAAAAGTCCGTTTCGGAAAAAACGGCTTGGCCAAAGAAGCGTTCGAAGATGTTGTTGATGGAATACGCAGCAACATCAGTGTTGGCTATCAAGTCAACAAAATGGACAAAGAAGGCGCGGATAGCTACCGCGTTAAATCTTGGTTCCCAATGGAAATCAGCTTAGTTTCAATACCTGCCGACAGGAAAGCCGGAATAGGTCGAAGCGCGTCTGAGAACCTTCAAACTCAACCTGCAATTCCTAAACAAGAAAGGAAAAATGAGATGTCAGAAGAAAATCAAATCGACATCGAAGCGGTGAAGGCTGACGCAGCCCGTGCCGCAGCGAAAGAAACCGCTGAAATGTATCGCTTGGCGGCGAAGCACAATGTTCGCGATATTGCTGACAAATTCGTCGGCGAAGGTCGTTCATTGAATGAATTCCGTGGTGAACTATTGAACCACATCGGAAACAAGCCAATCGACAACGATGCTGAAGCGGGTCTATCGAAGCAAGAAACACGTCGTTATTCTGTGATGAACGTGGTTCGCGCACTAGCAAACCCAGCGGATCGCGCAGCGCAAAAAGCAGCGGCATTCGAACTTGAAGCATCTTATGAAGCGGCACGCGCAGCGGGTCGTGAAGCACAAGGTGTGATGGTTCCGGCCGAAGTGTTGCGGAACTGGAAAGTTCGTGATCTGAACACATCAGACGACAGCGCAGTGATCGGGGACGATTTCCGCGCGGGTGATTTCGTTGACGTTCTTCGCAACGCTTCATCCGTCATGGCGGCTGGTGCGACAATGTTGAACGGTCTTTCCGGCGACGTAAAAATCCCGAAAAAGACAGCGGCGTCATCTGCCGGCTGGATCGCAACAGAAGGCGGTGCGTCATCTGAAAGTGAACCAACAGTTGGCCAGATCACAATGTCACCGAAGGTTGTCGGCCATCACACAGACATCACACGTCTGATGATGCAACAATCGTCAATCGACGTTGAAGCAATGGTCCGCAACGACATCGCAGCGGGTATTGCGCAAGCAATCGATCTTGGTGCATTGGCGGGTTCAGGCGCATCAGGTCAACCGACAGGTATCGCAAACACATCAGGCATCAACGCACCGACATCTTTTGCGGCGGCGAACCCAACTTTTGCTGAAGTTGTTGCGATGGAAACAGCGGTTGCAGAAGACAACGCACTTGGTCAAAATATGGCCTATATCCTACCGGCGTCTATGTATGGCGCACTGAAAACCACTGCAAAAGACAGCGGTTCAGGGATGTTCGTTGTTGAACCTGATGGTCGCATCAATGGCTACAACGCTATCGTTTCAAACCAAGTTACAGCCGGCGATCTATACTTCGGCGCATTCGAAAACTTGTTGATCGGTATGTGGGGCGGCCTTGACCTAGTTGTTGACCCTTACACCAACAGCACAAGCGGCACAGTTCGCGTTGTGGGCTTACAGACAGTCGACGTGGCAGTTCGTCACGCGGTTGCATTCGCTTACAACAACGACGGCGCATAAAAACAACGGGTGGGGCGGTTCGCCCCACCTTCACCTTTGGAGGGAATAAAATGAAGTATTTGATCTTGAAGTCTTGTGTCGCAGCCGGTGCAAAACGAAATGTTGGTGACGTCGTTGATCTTGGTGCAGACGAAGCAAAAAGTCTTGTTGCCATGGGTCGCGTTGATGTTGCACCGGCTCCGAAACCAGAACCAAAGGTCGAAGCGGTTAAGAAACCAACAAACCGCGCAGTCAAACCCACGTCATCAAGGGCGAAAAAATGAACATCACTTTCCTAAAGCCGACAATCATGGATGGAAAAAAGATGAAAAAGGGTTCATCATTGGAAGTGAATGAACGTCGCGGGAAAAAGATGATTGATCGCGGCTTCGCAGAAATCACGACAGAAAAGCCGATTGTAGAACCGGTCGAAGTCGAAATTGAAGATGGTGAAGAATAATGGCGATAAACTTCGCGGCCGATATTGGTTCAATGCTGAATGTTGACGAATTCGCAACATTGATCACATATCGTCGTGTGAACGCCCAAGGCGACAGTGAAATCAACGTTATTTTTGACAATGAAACCGTT